TCACCCAGCAGTCACCAGCATCCCGAGCTTGTTCAGCGCTTCGCGCTGCTGCTCGACTTGCAGGTGCGCATAGCGCTGCGTCGTCTGCGTGTTGCTGTGCCCGAGGATTTTCGACACAGTGTAAAGATCAACCCCCAGCGCGATCAAGATGCTGGCGCAAGAGTGGCGCAGGTCATGGAAGTTGACGTGCTCCATGTCCGCCTTGACCCGCGCCCGGCGCCATGACGACTTCACGCCATCGATCGTCATCGTCAGCGGGAAATGCACCAGCCAGGGCCGCAGGGCAGGGATGATCGGAATCACCCGGCTGCGCAGCGTCTTGGTGTGACTGGCCGGAACGATGATTTCGTTTTCCTTGATGTGCTCGGCCCGGATCTGGAAAATCTCGCCGCGCCTGGCGCCCGTCAGCAGCGCCGCCCAGATGGCCGCTTGCGCCTGCTCTGTGCAATGTTGTGTAATCTGGCGCACCTGGTCAACGCTCAAAAACACCTCGCGCTTGTTGTTCACGCTCAGGCTCTTGATGCGCAGGCCGTAGTTTTCCGGAATCAGGTTGCTTTCCCAGGCCAGCGCCAAGCCCTTCTTGGCCGTGGCCAGGCTGCGGTTGATCGTGGCCGGTGCATAGGCCGGCTTGAGCTTTCCATCCGGTCCTTTTTGCAGCGCACCCATGTCCTTGATGACGTGCGCCGCAAATTCACGCGCCTGGCTGGCCTTGTACTTCTCGGCCCATGGGCCGAGCCGCAACGCGTGATGTGCCGAGGTGGTGGCGCTGCGCAGGCCTTTGGCATGCTCCAGGTAAATCCCCAGCATCGATGACATTGACGGGTCGCCCGGAATGTTGACGCTGCGCGGCGCCTTGATCAGCGCGCCGCGCAGTTCGGCTTCTAGGCGCTTGGCGTCACCCGCAGTTGCACCTTGCGGAAGGATTCGGTGAATGCGTTCGCCGCCGACCATAAGGCCGATGTGTTTACGACCTTTTGCGTCTTCCCAGATTGACATACTTGGTTCTCCTTGAGCCATTTTTTGCATTCGGCCAGATCGTAGCGTTTCGAGCGGCTGCCCACTGGCGTGTAGGGCAGGCCGGTATGCTCCAGGCGCCGGATCGTGGACTCGCTCACGCCCAGCGCCGCGCAAATCTGCTGGCGGTTTAAATCGCTCATGATCAACTTTCTGTTTTTTGTTTTTCCGACAAGCGGCTGCGGGCTTCGTATTCCGCACTGGGTTCAATGTCGCCTTCATCCTCGTCTTCAAAATCGCCTGCAATGGTGCGGTCCAGGCAGGGCAGACAGGAGTAATAGCTGCCCCAAAACGAGCCATCGACCCGCGCCCGCTCATGGCGCGCCCGCGCGCCGGCTGGGATGGTGCAGGAGGCGCTGTCGGCAAATGCGTGGCAGGGATGCTCCTTGCGTGTTGTGACCATCTTGACGCTGCGGCACGTCAACTCAGACTCGTCGCCCTGGAACAGATCCACGGCCAGGTAGTCGGCATCGGTGCGGTTCATTCTCGCGCTCCTTTGATTTTGTGGTGACGCTCTGCAAACCGGGCGCCCGTATGAAAAGCCAGCCGGTTTACATGCGTCGGATGGAATGGATTGATCGCATCGATTTCTTTATCGGTTAGCGGCTTTCGATCTACGCAAGGCTGAGGCGCTGAGAAATATGGTGTGGCTGGTCCAACTGGATCGCCGCAAGCGTCCTGGCCTTGATGAATAAACGCTGGTTGTGTCGTCTGTTTGCAATAGCTCGGCTCGGCGTCAATACTGAGTCGAAAATTGCTGACTCCCAACCTGGCCGTGTACATCCAGTTGTCGGATAGCATGCCGGCATAGCGCTCGCAAAGCGCCGCAATTTTGGGGTCGTGCGCCATCCATCGGGCGTCTTCCTCGACCTGTATGCGTAGTTCGTAGACCTGTTGCTTGACAGTCCAGATTCGGCGATTGCGCCAGGCGTGATAGCGTTCAATGAGGCTCATGACTGGCATGGTTGGCCCTCTGCTTTTTGTTTTTCTGCCAATCGACTGCGGGCTTCGTACTCCGCGCCGACTTCCGAGTCCTCATCGTCATCGTCAGGAACATAAAGAGCCATCGCCGTGCAGCACAGGGCGCACCAGCGATGCGACATAAGCTGCCCGTCGAACTTTGAAGACTGGCTGCGCACGCGCTCGCCCTTTTGGATTTCCAGGCCGCAATGGGCGCAGGGGCCTTCCTTGCGCGCGACAACCATCTTGTTGCTGAAAACCTTGTCGCCCTGCTCGCCAAAGTCGCCCTCGAACGGGTCGAAGCTGAGAATGAGTTCGTCGGATTTTTCTAGATTACTCACGGGGGTTCTCCTTCAGTGCCGTGAACGTTTGATCTTCGCCAGGGCCATATTTATGGCCCGTTTGGCTCGTTTTATGTCGTAGTGATTTGAGGTCTGGTCTCGCAGCTCAACAGCGCGGCGTTGTCCCTTTTTAGTCAGGGCCATTACGTTGGTCTTATGGAATAACCGGGAAGTTCTAATCCCTCCACCGGGTACGGGGACCATTAGCCCTGATTTCATCAGGCCGGCGCGGACGGCGGGACATCCGACAATGCAAGCGCCGCCTTCTGCCAAAGCCCACGTTAAATATCGCCAGTCATCCATGGTCACTCCACCGTCGCAGGATCGGCACGCTTCAGCCATCCCGACCGGCTGTCGCCAAGCCGTGAATCCAGCTGCTCGACCGTCTCTGGCCAGACGTGCATGTCATGCACCAGGCGCTCGTAAACCGCATTCCAGAAGTGCCGGATGATCGGATCGGGGTGCTTGAAGCCCACGATCTCGACCGCATGCATAAAGTGCATCTGGAAGTGATGAGGGATGGCGTCGAGGTCGCGCAGGTAGCCGTTCACATGGACCTGCATGCGCTCGTACCATGGATCGAACTCGTCATCGCCGACAAGTGACGGGCCGGTGAAGCTGCCGCCATTCGGATCAATCGGGTTATCCAGGACGCGCCCGTCAATGGCGGAAAGCAGCAGGCAGCGCCGGTACCAGCGCAGCAGCATCTTGATGGCGCCGTACTTTGGCAGGCCATCCGGCCCGCGTATGGCGGTCAGCAGCACGGTTTGCTGCATCATTGGTAGGGCATGTGTCCATGCTTGTGTTACTGAGGTCATTTGATTTACTTTTTAAAAAGGACAGTCGCTTGCGACTCGTCCGGGGGTATCGAATGCAATGTGGGCGGCAATATCAAGCAGCGTTTCGACGCTTTCATCAGCCCGCTCGGCATGGTTCAAATCGCTCCACGGGTTTTTCGTGCAATAGGGTGATCCTGGGCGATGTGCGTAGTGGTAGCCACCGCAGCGGCAAAGCGCATGACCGGACCTGTCGCAATGAGCCAGCAGGGAAAGCCAGTCAGTACGCCTTGTCCTGCACTCGGGGCAGCGGTAGCGGTGGGTCATGGCGCCAGGTCGCGGGCCGTCAGGATGTAATCGCGCACCTTGCTGACTTTGTAGAAGTTGGTCGGCGTGCAGTGCTTGCGTGCCCAGCCCTTGACAAAGGCATCAAGCGATTGCTTCGCATCGGCGCTCACGTCGGGATAGTCTTCGGCATACTCGCCACCGTCTTCGCGGGCGCGCTCTCCCATCTGTTCGAGGATGTCGTCTGCATTGATGTAGGTGGCGGGGTCCGGGATGACGGCATCGGCCACGTAAACGGTATCGCCGACCGCCAGTTCATCATTGCTGCCGAGCAAGTCGGCCAGGCTGTCGTAATTGAAGTCCTCGTTGACATCATCCGACCAGCACTCAGCCGGAACTGGAGCCTGCTTGGTGCTGTACAAACCGGTCTGTGCTGGCTCGCCAGCCTCGGGCATCAGTGCGGTCGCCAGCGCCATCTGAAACAGGTCGCGGCATTTGTTCGCCAGCGCGGCCGGAATGACACGCGCATCGCTTCCATCCGGGCAGCAGTCCAGGTACGTGTCGGGCACCGCGCCCACGCTGCCGCAGCCTGGGCAAAAGCGCAGCATCGGCTCTACTGCCGCAGCCGCAGGGTCAATCACTAGTGCCAGCCCTTGCATGTCAATCGTTTCGCCCTCGATGGCATGGCTATATCCAGCCGCGATCAGCGCGGCCTTGATTTCGGAATGAACGGCTGGGCTAACAGTGCATTTAACGTAGGTGTGGGTCATTGTTGTTCTCAGTGATTTGAAAGTGTCGAGCCGTCTTTACCGGTCCATTTGTCGCAGCATGAAAGTGGCTGGATCGTGAATTGATGGGCCTTGCAAAGCGGTTTTGAGCGCGCCGGCAGGCTGTTTGTCGTCAGGTACACATACGGTTTTTTGAACGCCGCGCAGGTCTCGCAGCGCGGCACGTTCGTTTCGTAATTGATGCGCTTGCGCAGTTGGCCGAGCTTGCTCATCCTTGCGCTCCCGAGGCTGTGGCAGCCTTCTGGTTGTAGACCTCGGCACCGGCGACGTCAGACATGCGGGCCGTGCCGTTTCTGACCTTTTCGGCCAGCTCAAAGGCGCCAGGGAAAAAGAGTGTGCCCAGCGTAGAGCGCTCCAGGAACACTTCGGTGGCCAGCTGCGCCGCCTCATGCAGGATCTTGGCCTGGCTGCTTTGCCAGCGCCCGCCGTCAACGCTGAACTGCAGCACGGTGCGCAGGGCCGCGTGCAGGCGCTTGGCTTCCGGGTGGTGGGGAACTAGGGCCAGGGCGACTTCCGCGCCGACGCCCAGTACCAGCGCCAGGTTGGCCAGCAGCTTGGGGTCGCGTTCGCCGTCCAATGTGAAGTAGATCCGGGTGCTTACGCTGGTCATGTATGTCATCAACTCGGTCACGCTGTCGATCTCCTCCCTGGCGATGACGGCGCGTCCGACCGGGCTGGCGTGCGCGGCAATGGCTTGGCCTGGCTGGGCATGCGCCTGCAGGCGCTTGAGTTTTCGCCCGTGAGTGGTGGTTTTTCTCATTTCACAATCCTCAGAACAAATTCAACGATGCCCATGCAGCCGGCGACCAGCGCCAGTGCCTGAACGATGTAGCCGGCCTGCCGGCGTTGGGGCGTGTGCTTCATGGCTCAGGCGCTCACGCGGCCGCGCTGGCCGACAAAGGCGAACGGCAGGTCTGCGGCGCGGTAGGTCTGTGCTGCTTTGGGCTGCTTGGCCCGCCTGGGCGCCTTGGCCGGCTCTGGAGCTGGTGCCGGCATGGCGGCCTGCTGCCGGGCCAGCCAGGCATCGGATGCCGCCTGGCTGTCGAAAAAACGCAGCATCTTGCACGGCGCCTTGACCTTGAACAACTTGCCCTGCTTGACCCAGGCGCTGCAGATCTTGTAGGCGTTTTTCTGGTGCTCGGCGTCGCCGCGCTCGATGACAAAACCCGATGGCGTGGCGGAATCCTCGGCAATGCGCTGGCGCAGCAGCACGCCGTCTGGGCTGGGTCTTTTCATGCCGTCACCTCTGCAGGGGTGTAGGCCTGGCGCACGGCCTCGACGTCAACGCCGTACTGCATGGCGGCTGCCAGCATCGGCTCTGGCGCCTCGGGTTTGCCGTAGCCGAGCATCCGCACGTTATCGACCAGGGCGCAGTCCAGCAGCAGGGTGGTCAACTCCTCTTTCGACATCCGGCCGGCCTTGTCTTTCAGGTCGTCCGTGTCCTCGGCGTCGTAGAGCGCCAGGAGAACGCCCTTATCGACGTACGCCACGCCGGCGATGGTTACCTGCGCAATCATCCGCAACTCGAACAGGCCCGTCCCCACCCTGGCGGCCGTTTCGCGCACCTTGTGCAGGGCTGCGACATTGATGCGGGTCTGTTCCGCCGCCTTGGCTTCGCGGGCTTTTTCTTCTTCCTTGCGGTCGCGCTCGTAGGCGTTCCAGTCGGTGCGGCCATTGGCGGGCTTGGCCGGGGGCGTCTTCACGCCTGCAGCTTCGGCTTCCTTGCGCTTGACGACCTCGATGGTCTTGCCGTCGCGCGGGTTCTGGATCGTCAGGGTGGTGACGGCCGGCCCGGCCGTGCCTTTGTTGGCGCTCTTGAGCGCTTCGCGCATTTCCGAGACCGGGATGTAGTCGCCCTTGACGTTGCCCTGGGCATCGACCGCCTTGCGCGCCGCGTTGCCGGTCACCATGATCTTGCCCTTGGCTTCGAGCGCTTCCTGGTTGCGTTTGAGCTGGGCGGTTTTCTTGCCGGCAAAGCAATCGGGGTCGGTGCAGACGTTCTGGCCCTTCGGCGAGTTGCTGTAATAGTCCGGCTTGTCGAGCAGGTCGGCATACACAATCGGATCGACGCCCGAGCGCTTCGGGCAGACCGTGCAGGCGCCTGCACTGGCGACCAGTCCAGCATCATCGAGCGCCCACAGCGCCGCTTTCAGGTCGAGCGTGAACTTTTCGGACAACTCGGATCGGGCTGCGCGCAGGCTCTTGAGTTCGCCCCCATAGCCGGGCTCCAGCATCAAGGCCAGCGCCTTGGCCTGGTTTTTCTCGCCCACCACCCGGGCCACACGCGTGGCGACCTCGGCGCGGATCTTGCCAGCCCGCAGCGCGGCCTGGCCGGGCGCGTGCAGCGTGGCGAGCTTCAGGCGGTTGTAAACATGGGTGCGGCTCTTGCCGATCTGCCGGGCCAGCTCGTCCTTGGTAATGCCATGCGCTGCAATGAAGGCGGCGTAACCCAGCGCCTCGTCCATCGGATCGAGGTCGCGGCGCTGCACGTTCTCCACTGCCTGCAGCTGGGCGCTTTGCGCGTCCGTGAGGTCGCGCACGATGGCCGGAATGAATTCCAGCTTCGCCGTGAGCGCGGCGCGGTGCCGGCGATGGCCGAACACCAGCTCGTAACCGCCATCGCCCCGGGGGCGCACCAGCACGGGCTGCATGATTCCCACTTCCCGGGCGGACTCGGCCAGTTCCTCCATTTCCTCGGCCGGGTAGTTGGTGCGCGGATTGAAGGGCGATTCGTGAATGGTCCCCAGCAGCAGCTGCTCGACCTTGTTGAGTTTGGCATCGGTGTACAGGTTGATCGTCTTGCGGTGATCGGTCAGATCCATGGTGTCTGGATGCAGCTTGTTCGGATAGGGTGTCCAGTCGCTTTCCTGCACTACATAGACCGCGCCGTCCTCGGCCCCGACCTGGTAGGCGGTCTTGCTGTTGCGCGCAATGACAGTGGCCCGCTTGCCGGCAGCCGGATGCGGCTCGCCGCTGATGTCGCACAGGTTGAAATTGAGAGCGACTTCCTTGCCGATCAGCAGCTGGGAGAGTTTTTGAGGTTTTGCCATGGTGATCTCCGGGGAGTTAATGGGTGACGGCAGGGCGGCGCGGCTCATGACCGGCTCAGCCTGGAAAAGGTGGAGCCCATGTTGATCAGGCCGGCGTCATCGAGGCCTGTCTCGGACTTGACCCAGGCGCCGGTGACCAGCGCCTGCAGGTGCTTGATGTCGTGGCAGTTGTTGATCACCAGGTCCGGCTTGAAGCGGCTGCCGTCCGTTTCGCTGACATGGCTCGCGTCGTGCTTGAGGCCGGGCCGCTTGATCTGCCAGATCACGCCGCCCATGGCGCGCACGGCTTCGGCTTCGTTGTCGAAACGCACGTCGCTGATGACGTGGCGCCACTGGTTGCTTTCCTGCTGGATGTAAACCCGGGCTTTGAGGGTTCGCGTCCAGTAGTCCTGGCCGCTGTAGATGCGGCGGTATTCGGTGCCCCACCACTGCATGATCTGCCGGGGTGAGCGGGGAGCGAAAAACTCCTCTTTCAGGCTCCTGCCGGGTTCGAGCCATTTGCCCTGCGAAATCATCGCCATCGCAAAGCCGCTGACCGTGCTGCAGCGCCGCAACGCCAGCGCCGGAGTTGGCACTTCCTTGGTGTCGCGGCGCGTCAGGATCGACTGGTCAATGCCAAAGGCCTGGCAGACCTCATTGCGCAGCGCATCGGCAAACGCCAGCTGCGAAAACCGCAGGTGCACGGCCAGCAGCTGGGCCACCGTGTCCTTGCCGCAGCTGGCCAGGCCGCACAGGCCGATGATGTGGGGGCGGTTCATGCGGCCTCCGCTGCTTGGGCCTGGATCAGCTCGCCCTGCAGCGTCGCGCTGGCCAGGCCGTACTGCACGCTGTCGGCCTGGCGGCTGCAGGTGCGCAGCAAGTCCATGGCCAGCGCCTCGGCCGGGGTGCGCGGCTGGCCCACGCACGGCACGCCGGCATCGGTTTGCACGGTGACGCCCCGGCCCTTGGGTAGGTCGGTTAAAACGATGGTGATGGTGGTCATACGAGGCGCAGTCCTGGGGTTGATGGGGTTGATATGGATTTGTCGGCGTGCTTGATCCAGCTGGGCGCCAAAGGGGCCAGCTGGCAGGTCTTGACGCTGGCGCGCAGCTGGTTCTGCACGCTGCGAAAGTGAAAGAGTTCAAGGTCCAGGCACCGGCCGGCCGTGAGTTCGTGCTGGTGCCGGTCGTAAAACTCGGCGGCCTCCTTGCCCAGCCACTGCACCGTGATGCCGTCGGGAAACAGCCCGCCGGTGTCGCGCAGCACCAGTGCTATGCCGCGCGTGGTGTCGGCTGCGACGCAGGTTCCAGCGCGCATGCGCAGATAGGCGCGAATGGGGAGAGTGACCGGATCGGACATGGCGGCTCGGCTTAGAGGCAGGCGTAAAAAGCCAGCGCCAGCACGACCGCGATCAGCCCGAAGCCCTGGCAGATCAGCAGGCCCGTGTCGTCGGCCAGGTCGTCGGCCAGGTCGTCGGCCAGGTCGTCGGCGCTGCCGTCCAGCGGCTCGCTGTTGCGGTCGGTGCGGATCACGGCCGGCCTCCCTGGGCCACGGTCACGGGCTTGGCGGCGGCGCGGCAGATCAGGTTGCCGTCAGGCGTCCAGATCGGCGTGCGGCCCAGCGCTGCGCATTTGGCGGCGCCGCCATCGGCCTGCGCGGCGGCGTATTCGGCCTCGTCGGCAACGTCTTGCGCGGCCTGTGTCTCGCTCGGGCCGTCGATCAGCCAACTGCTGGCCATGATGATGGCGAGGGCGCAGACAAGGCTCCAGGTGGATGCGGACAGCAGGCTGGTGGTCGAGTGGCGGCTCATGCTGCACCTCCGGCTGGCACGGCTGCATCGGGTTGGGGGTCATAAATCCGGTAGATGTCCTGGTGGCTTTCAGGCACCAGGCGCCGCTGCTTGATCAGCCGTGCCTCGTCCTTTTTGTCATAAAAGTAAAACGCCTCCACCGGCTCGTTGTCGGGGTTGCGCACGTAGCGCGCATCCCGGGCGAAATATGCGTCAACATCAACTTCGTAGTAAGCGTCGTCGAGCATTTTTTGATCGGTGCCGAAGCGACGCAAGACGGTTTGAGCCCAGTCACGTCCGCTGCGATAAACCTCTTCTTTGTGCCAGATAACGAAATTGACCCGCACCTTGGCGTCGGGACTGTTGGACGTGCTGTCGCCTAAAAAAATACTGACAGTGGCCTGCACCGTGAAGTAAGGCGCAGTGAATTTGCGTGTGCGAGCCTTGCCGCTCGATGGGGACGTTGTGCAGACAGCTGCACTGGTATTGGCGGCGTTCATGCTTCCAGTCCCAAGACGCGGCGGGCGATGAAGTGGCCTTCGTCCTGGCCGGAAAAGTAGGCGTCCGCTTCGCAGGTGCCTGCGTTGTAAGGCATCGGGGGGATTGAAGCGCCGCACAGGCGGCGGTCGAGGATGGCGTGCACGCCCTGGCGGTACTGCTCGCTGCGTGGGACGCGGCCGACAAAGAATGCCTTTTCCATCAGGCTGTCGATCTCTGCGGGTGTGCGGGCGTCTGCACGGGTTGGGGAAAGTGCTTCCAATTCAGCCTCCGGGTTGTAGATGGCTGAAGCATACCAAAAGGTATTCTTTCAATCAATACTTTTTGGTAAGTATTTTTGCAATAATGCAGATGCCCCGCATGGTGCGGGTTCAAAGGATGTGCAAATGACAGACGAAAAAAAACCGCCTCATGGGGCGGGGAGGGATGCAAGTGATGCCGACGCTTCAGGGCTGCTGAAGAAGCGCCGCATGCACGGCTTTACTCAATTTTTGGGGCAAAAGCTATGATGATTTACAAAGGGCAGCAGCCGGGTCTCTCAGGGATACCTTGCCTCAATACGCCTCTCCAGTCGCGCCCACTCCTTCATGAGTTTTTCGTACTCCCTGTAGAGTCTTTTCGGCAAGGCTATTTCGCCGTGCTGGTTTGCCAGATCACCCGTATTGAAAATTTCGAATCGTCGCTTTGCCAGGAAGAGGAACCGAACAACATCCATATCTTTGACCATAGATTTGCGAACGTTGTCCACCTGCTGCCCGTTGTATTTGCTATTGGCATCAGGAAGAAAAGTAATGCTGCCAAAAGTAGCAAAGCGGGGTACGACATCAATCAGCTTGGCATCTGGGTTGCGCCAAACGGCATGGAATTCTGCCTCGATGAATACACCGGTTCGTTCCCAGATCGCCCAGCCCAGCACGAGTTGTCCCCCGAACTCCGAAACCTGCTGTTCGACAACGGAAAAGCATTCGCGTTCTGGTTGGCCCGCCACTGGCTGGCAGCAAACGTCAATCGGATGCTCTCCCTTGGCCAGGCTGCTACAAAATTCTTCGACGTGGGCGGCGCTGATGTTTGCGGGAATAATCATTTGTCTTTGGTTTCAAAATTGGAGCAATGAAGCGGACTAATTTTTCAAAGTTCGCAAGCCGCAATAGGCCGGTTGCCACTGAACGGGGAAAAAATCAAAATTTTCCAGTTTTTGCTTTGAAAGGCGTCGGTTTTACTGCGCATGGTAGAGGCAATAAAACGGCATGACTGGGCTGCGTCTCTGGGCGAAGTTGCCAGGGTTGCCTCGATGGTGCTGGTTGAAAAAATGTTGGAGTTGACGTCGCATGTGGTGGCTCCTGCGCCCTCCAGTAACGTGCAGATAGCCTTTGCGTATTCGTATGAGCGATCCTTTGGTGGTGGTGACGCTTGCACAGGCTTGGCGGCGGGTGGCGGTGCCCGGCTTACAGTTGGCGTTATTTCTTTTGCTGGCGGTACTAATAGCGCTACAGGTTTGCCGTCTAGCGTCTGCCCCTTGATCGCTCCAACTGGGCATGAGGATGACAATTGCTGTGTGATGACAACGCCGTTAGGCATCGTGCATTTGACCTGGGCAGTGGCAAGCTTGGTTGTTGCAAGCGCGGCAACAACGAGGAATTTTAGGAGCACTGAAATAATTCCTCACGTTTCATTTTTTCAGTTTCGCTAGTTGCAAGATGATTTATCGCACTGGCGAAGACTCACGCTGCTTTCTGATGGGGAATTGAATCACGTTCCCCGCCTGAGGAGTGGGTGCGTCCCGGATGCTGGGTCAGCATAAATTTCAAATAGGCAATTGAATTTTTGCGGCCTTCTGGAGACATATCAAGCAATAGCACAGAGGCTTCTTTCATAGATTGCTGCTGTTCCTCAGTGAGTTGATGGCCGTAAAACTTACTTGACTCATTTGCTTCCTGCGGGGTTGTGCTTTTGTCTTTTGGCCAAGGCGTATCACGACTAGCCAAGGATGCGGGTGGGTTTGGATCGGGTAGCTCTGCACCCAAGGGGAGATCCAGCCAAGCGCGCGAGAGACCAAATGCCCTCTCGATGACAAGCATCATCTTGTCGGCAATCGGCTTTGCTCCCGCCTTCTCAGGTGGGTACAACATTCGGGAAACATAACTCTCGTTTCGCGCTATTTTTTCAGCGAAAACTGCAATGACGTTTCCGCAACTGTGTTCAATAAGTTCGCGTAAACGTTGTTTGCGATGTACTTGCACGTCCATCTAGGGATTCTCCCGAATCAATACTAAAAGGTATATATCCAAAAGGTATTGATTTGCCAATACCTTTTGGTATGATTTGGCATGGAAAAATTACTTGCCTACCTCAATAGCCTTAGCCCTGCTGAGCAAAAAGCGTTTGCTTTGCGCTGTGGAACGACTGTTGGCTATTTGCGAAAAGCAGGTTCTACGGGGCAACGTATCGGAGCCGAGTTGTGCATCAATATTGAGCGTGAATCGCTCAAGTCTGTCGTGTGTGAGGTGCTGCGTCCAGATATTGATTGGGCATCTATTCGGCATACAGCGCCCGCTAGTCAAGCGCAAGAAGCTATCAATACAGTAGCAGAGGAAGCCAAAGCCGCTATCCTTCATGTGGCCGACACGGCCGAGGCTGAAATCAAGCATGTTGCCGAGGCGCAAGCAGTTGTCAAAACAGAGGTGAAAGACGTTGACCCTCCCGTCAAGCTGCCGCCGCTCGCCTCGACAGAGGTGGCTGACTCGCTGGTGCTCGATGAGCGTCGCAAAGGCCCGCCCACACGCCGCCTGAAAAAACAGCCTTTCATCGGACCCGACCAGCGTGTCGGCCCACCGGAACGGCGCGGCTTCAAGCTGCCTGAAGTCACGGCCGCGCTGCCGAAGGGGGTTTGAGATGGCCAGCGCCCGAAAACTAAAACGCTTGAAGCGGTCGGCGATCAGCAACTTTCTCGCGGGGGTGTCTGTTAGCGCCGCTGGTGGTGTGGTCCTGCATCTGCCTGGCCGGCGCAAAAGCATTGTCCTGTCTCGCCGCGAAGCATTGCTTACCCAAGCAGTCCTAGCGAGTCTTGATCTCCAAGCCATGCCTGGGAGTGGATTGTTTCCTGATTCTTCTTTTGATCTTTCTTCAACCATTTGCGGGATCGATATCCATGCATAGCAACCTTTGCCGCCTGTTGATCGTTCAGCGGGACATACGAAACCACTTAGAAAACGTATCCATTGATCCTGTATTTCTTTGGGTGAACGATGTTCGGTAGTTGCATGGGCAGTCCCTTTGTGAAATTGAGCGGTGTAGGAACCTTCAATGTAGCGGAGCGGGCTGCCCGCCTTTGTTGCACTGCGCGCCAAGATATCCCCGCCGCAGGGCAGGGCGCGTGATGCGTGCATTAACTGCTCTGGCCGGTCAGCGCCCGCCAGTCTTTCCACAACGCATCGTCGAGCTTTTGCCGGTGGTCGGCCAGCGCCTGGTCGATGCGGGCCAGCTCGGCCCTGAGCAGATCCGCATACGACTGCACCGCTGTCTCGCATGGGCTGCAGGCAAATTTTGGATTGCCCTTCAAGCTGGCGATGCGCTCGGCCAGTGGCGCCGTGCAGTAGCGGCATTTGAGTTTGATGACCTGGTTGTTGAGTGCGGCATCCATGTTTTTCCTTTTTACTTTTCGAGGCGTTTTTCATGAAAGCAACTATCTCAATTCCGGTCGGTGCTGCCTATGGCGAATCTGAAGCGCTGCCAGCCACCCCTGAGTCGAACGAGGTTCAAGTGGCAATTGCCAACCTGGTGCATTCCTTTCCTGGCGGTGTGGCCGTGCTGGCAAAGCGTGCAGGCCTGTCGGCCAATTCACTGCAGCACAAGGCCAACCTGAACAATGACACCCACCACTTGCGGGTCGATGAATTGCAGCGGCTGCAGCGTGCCTCTGGCTCTATCGGCCCGACGCAAGTGCTGGCGGCGGCTGAAGGCTATGTATGCATTCGCATCAATCCTGTGATGCCGACAAGCCTGATGGACGGGAATGCCCGGGTGTTTTCGGCCATGGCTGACATGGTGCTGGCGGTGCGCGATGCCACTGAGCCGGGCCTGCCGGTCACGCGCACCCAGATCAACCGGATCGAGTTTCACCAGGGCGAACTGATCGGCGCGATCAACGCGCTCGGCGCGCTGGTGCGCAGCAGGATGGCGCGGCCTGAAGGAGGTCAACAGTGATCAACAGCATTGCACCGACCGGGCGCCTGGCGCTGGCCTTTGCTGCGTCAGGATATCTCAGGGCTTGCGCAGGGGGTAGGCCATGGCAGTTTTAGATACATCGGCTCAGGCCCTGATCGACCTGGGCGAAGTTGTCCTCAACAAGCTGCAGGGCGAGATTTTTGACCTGGTACTGGCGCATCGCCGCAGGGGCATTGCCGACATGACGGGCGCTGAGATCCGCGACGCATGGGAGGTCGTGCATGCGCCGGCTCGCCTGGAGAAGGGCACCGTCAGCGGGCGAGTGCGTGAGCTGATCACGATGGGCCGGCTGGTGCGCAGCCCGAATAAGCGGGAGTGCAGGGGCGTCAAGGGCGATAACGCGAAGGTGTCCGGCGCCCGGCCAGTGTCGATAGCGCCAGAATTTATTGGAGAAGGCAAGTGAGTTTCCTGATGTCCACCGCGTGCATGCGGCTCAAAATGCCCGGCGTCGCCAAGAACGTGCTCATGCAGCTGGCGGAGATTTCCAGCGACCACGGCTATGCATTCCCATCGATCACCACGCTGTGCATGCGCACCTGCTGGAGCCGCACCGCTGTCATTGAGGCGCTGAAGTACCTTGAAGAACAAAAGGTGCTGTGGCCCGACAAGACCAGCGGACGCAACACCCGGTACTGGATCACGCCTGCCAACTGGACCGGCGAGCGCTACCCGGAAAAGGAATCTGACCAGTACGCCAGCCGTACCGGTCCGCCAGCCGGACTGGTACGGCAGCCGGACGGGGGTGGTACGCCAGCCGTACCAGACCCGTCCGCCAACCGGACACTAATACCACCTAATACCAATGAATTAAATACACCCCCTACCCCCAAGGGGGCGGCGAGTGGGTTTGATGAATTCTGGAAAACCTATCCGAAGAAGCTGGCCGTGGCAGAGGCCCGCAAGCGGTGGGACAAGCTGGCACCGGACGCTGCGCTGCAATCGCGGATTCTCGCTGCGGTCCGGGTGCAGGCAGCCGGCGAGGCCTGGACGCGTGACGGTGGCCGGTATGTGCCCAAGGCGTCCGCCTGGCTGTCGGGCGAGCGCTGGCTTGACGAGGTTGCGGGTGCCGGTGGCGGCGTGGCTGACGGCGACGGGCCGGTGCATGCCGAGGGGTCAAGGGGGCATGTCGATCAGGTGGCGCGTGAGCTGGGCTTTAAGCCCTGGGACGGGCTGGAGCAGTTCCCGGTTTACAAGGCCCGGGTGATGGGGGCGAATGCCCAGCGTCAGCAGGCCGGGGCGAGGTAGCTGCCATGGAGATTTCACTCAGGATTGAAAACCTCCAGCCGTTGGATAGTGATCTGAAAAGGCTGAGCGGCGAGCAGCTGCGCGCAGCTTTTGCCAAGGCCATCAATGACACGGCGTTCCAGTTGCGCCGGGGCGTACAGGACGAGATGCGGCGGGTGTTTGACCGCCCCACGCCCTACATCCTGAGCAGTCCGCGTGTTGTGATGGCAACGCCTGCCAGGCTGACCGCCAGCGTCTTGCCGACCTACATGGGCGGCAAGGGCATTGATCCGCAAAAGATTCTGCAGGCGCAGGAATTCGGCGGGCCACGGCGGGACAAGCGCAGCGAAGCGGCCTTTCGCCGGGCGGGCATCCTGCCGCGTGGCTACTACCTTGCCATCCCCAAGACGCCTTACCCAGGCAGCGATGACGGGCGCGGCAACCTGCGCGGCCCGTTCCTGGTGCAGCTCATCACCTACTTTCAAGCCTCGGGCGAGCAGGGCTACAAGGCGAACATGACCGACAAGCGCAAGCGCTCGATCCACAAGGGCACGGCCAAGACAGCAGGGCGCCGCTACTTCGTCACCTACGGTCACCTGCGCAGCGGCAAGACGCAGCACCTAGCGCCCGGCATCTGGGCCGCGCAAGGCGCCTACGGTGTGGACATCAGGCCGGTCGTGATGTTCGTGCGCACGCCCAACTACAAGCCGCTCATGAGCATGGAGCGCGTGGCGCAGGCCGTGAACGTGCAGGAATACCTGGACCGCCGCGTTCGTTATCGCGTGCGCGAGGCCGCTGGTGTTTGACGGCTCGGCGCTCGCGCCGCCCGCCCGCCCGGCCCCCTTCGAAGGTACTCCCCGGGAGAGTAGCTGTACGGGTAATTCGAACCTCGTTTTTTTTCTAGTTCACAGTTTTCACTGAAGGTAAGTAAGTATGCGCATCAAGGGTCAGGAGCAGATTGCAGCGCTTTTCGGCGTCGCGCCCAAGACCATCACCGAGTGGCAGGTGCTGGGTTTCCCGATCGCCTTCCAAGGCGGGCCGGGCGTGCCGAGCGAGTATGACTCGCCCGCCTGCATCACCTGGATGGTGGGCCGCGAAGTCTCCAAGATCAGGAGCGAAACGCCCAAGGACCGGCTGTCCCGGCTGCAGGGCGACAAGATCGAGCGCGACATGATGCGCGATGACGGCCTCTTGATCCCGGCCTCGGAGATCGAGCCGATGTGGGAGGGCGCCGTGATCGCGGCCAGGGAGTACTTGCTGGGCGAGCCGCCGCGCATCGCGTCGCTGTCGATCGGCATGGAGAAGCCCGCCCTTGAAGAACTGCTGCGCACCACGTTCGAGGCGTACCTGGTCAAGTTATCGAACTGGCGCGCCGCCATGCAGGACGATGACGAGGGGAAAGATGGTATATCCCAAGACGACGACGGGGAAGAGATCTGATGCTTGGTACGCCTGGCGGATTCAATGCAGCTGCGCAGGCTCGCGTTGCATTGCGTGAGATGTTTGCCCGCGTATGGGGCAAGCATCGCCCACGGCCAAAGCTGAGCATCACCAGCTGGGCAACCAACTACCGCGTGCTGAGCGAGGAGGAGTCCGCGCTCAAGGGCCGGTTTGCATGGGACGTGTCGCCCGCACTCAAGGGCATTGCCGACGCGGCCAGCCTGCCAGGCACGCGCAAGATCGCGGTGCAAAAAAGCGCTCAGGTCGGCTACACGGCGGGCATCGTCTGCAACATCATCGGGTACAACGTGCATTACCGGCCCAGCGTGATCGTGGCCGCGTTCCCGCGTGCGCAGGCGGCGAAGGACTTCGCCAGCGAAAAGCTCGATCCGATGATCCTGTCCACGCCGGTGCTGTCCAAGCGCATCGCGCTCAAGAGCCGGGCGCAGGGCAACAGCATGCTGCGCAAGCGCTTCCCGGGCGGTCTGATCAAGCTGGTCGGCACGAATAGCCCGTCTGACGTGAAGTCCACCAGCGCCCGCCTGGTGGTGGTCGAGGAGCCCGATGACGCCAGCAACAACGTCAAGGGCCAGGGCAACAGCTTGAAGCTGCTCGAAGAACGGGCCAAGACCTACAACGACCACCTGATCCTAATCGGCGGCACGCCCACGGCGAAAGATGCCAGCGCGATCGAGGACGAGATGAAAAAAAGCGACAAGCGCTATTTTCATGTGCCCTGCCATTCGTGCGGCGAGGCGCATGTCCTGGCCTGGGAAAACGTCACCATCCCGAAAGCGCCCGAGGGCACCGCGCCGCGGGAGGTGTACGGCGCGCTGCGCTGGGAGGAGGCTTTCTACACCTGCCCGCACCATGGATGCGTGTGGACTGACGATGAGCGCATCGCCAACTTGCGCCGGGCCGAATCTGCCGGCGCCGGCTGGATCGCCACGGCCGACAGCACGGTGCCGGGCTTTTATTTGAACGAGCTGCTGAGCACCTTTGACGGCTCCCGCGTGCCGGTGCTGGCCCGGAAATACCTGGAGGCCAAGGACAACATGGACAAGGGCGACGTGAACGACATGATCGCCTTTTACAACTCCACGCTCGGCCTGACCTGGGAATACAAGGGCGAGCTGCCCGAGGAAGATGAGCTGCGGCTACGTGCTGAAAAATACCGCGAGATGACGTGCCCTGCCGGCGCGGTCGAGGCCTTGATGACTGTGGACGTGCAGCACGACCGGGTGGCGGTCACCGTCTGGGTGTTCGGTCGGGGCGAGGAGATGTGGCTGGCCTTTTGGGGCGAGTTCTATGGCCGCACCGTGGTCGAGCATGCCGGCGCCTGGATCGAGCTGGAGCAGTTCATGGCCCGGGGCATCCTGCACGCCTCGGGCGCAGGCCTGGGCATCCGCATCGTCGGCATTGACTCGGGCGACGGGCAGACCAGCGACGCGGTGTATTCGTTTTGCCGCAAGCACCACCGCCACGACCGGCCCGTGCTGGCGATGAAGGGCGCCCCTGACAATGTCGGCAAGGTTGAGATCTGGACGCCGCCCAAGGCCATCGACCCGAACCACCGCGCCACCAAGGCCAGCCGGGCCGGCGTGTTGGTCCACATGGTCGGCACGGCCAAAGCCAAGGATCTGATCCTGGGCTGGTCGGAGCAGGGCGGGCGCATTCGCCTGGAGGGCGATGGGCCAGGCCGCATGCACTGGTATGAAGGCGTGCGGGATGACTTCTACGAGCAGATCCTGGGCGAGATCAAGATCCCGAGCCGCAACAACCCGGCCAAGCGCGTCTGGAAAGAGCGCAAGGACCGGGCGCATGAAGCGCTCGACTGCACGGTGTATTCGCTCTACCTCTACCGGCACCTCAAGCTCCACCTGAGAAAACCCGTCCAGTGGGACATTGCCGAGCGCCGGCTGCGCCAGGCCGAGCTGCTGCCGTTTGACGCGCCGGCGCTGGCCCTGCCTGCGCAGCCGATGCCCGTGCAGGCGCCTGCACAACCCGGGCAGCTTGAGGCCGTGCAGGCGCCTGCACAGCTTCCCGAGCCTTTGCCAGTCCGGCCAGTCCAGCCAGATCCGCCAGCACCTCCTCCACCGCCACCGCCACCACCACCACCGCGCCGCCGCGCCAGTTCGTTTGCCAGCTCTGATTGGGCCTCCAGGGGATTTAGATAATGACCATGACAACAACAAAATATAAAGCCCTCACAGCCGGCCAGGCTGAAGATGCCGCGGTGCAGCTGCAGCACGACTTTGTCGAGATCGTGCGCGAGGAGATCGGCATGAATGAAGCCCTTGCCTCGGTATTTGCCAGTGCTGTCGTGCGAGGCCTGCGCCGGCGCATGGGCGGCAGCGACCTCTACATTCCGGCGCCGGATTTATCCGACCGGGACGCCAGCATCCGGCGCGAATTCGACGGCAAGAACCTGGCACACATCATGGCGAAATACAACGTCAAGCGCACCCGGGTTTACGAAATCTGCGCCCGTCGTGATCCTAAAGATGCCCAGCTCGTGCCCTCGGTTTGAAAGTCCGGTTTATCCCCTAGAAACCGGACGCGCTCGCAGCTAGCGTATCGGCATGACTCATTCAAACATCATGCTCCAGCTCTACCTGGATGCCGAAGCCGCCGTTCTTGCCGGCAAGACCATCCAGTTCGCCGGCAGAACTCACACCATGGAAAGCCTGGACATGATCCAAAAGGGCCGGCGCGAATGGGAGGCAAAGGTTACGGCTGAAGCCACCCGCGCTGCCGGCGTCCCGACCTTTGGCGGGCTTCGCTACAAAACCGCACGCTTTAACTAAGGCCATTTCATGAAGCTACTTCAAACCATCGGCTCGGCCTTTGACCGGGTTGTGTCTGTCACCGACCCGGTCAAGGCGGTGCAGCGGGCGCAGGCCCGGCGCGTCTTTGCCATCTATGAGGCCGCCAAGCCCACCAAGCAGCGCCAAAAGCAAAAAGCCAACCAGAGCCCGAGTACCCTGGTCGGCACCTCGGCAACGGCATTGCGTGCGCATGCGCGGTTTCTGGAGCGAAATCACGACCTGTCGCGGGGCGCCCTGCGCACCCTGGTCAATAACGTGGTGGGGCCGAACGGGATCGGGATCGAGCCGCAACCACGGCGCAAGGACGGCACCATTCACAAGGAGTACGCCGCCGCGCTGCGCGAAGCCCGGCGCGACTGGCAGCGCTGCCCGGAAGTGACGCACCGCCACTCGGACGCGCAGATGCAGCGCCTGGTTGCCAAGACCTGGCTGCGCGATGGCGAAGCCTTTACGCAGACGCTCATGGGCAGGGTGCCCGGGCTGGACCACGGCACCAAGGTGCCGTTTTCGCTGGAGATGTTCGAGCCTGACATGGTGCCGCTGGACTATGACGATCCGGGCAAGTTCATCCGCCAGGGCATGGAGTTCAACGCCTGGGGGCGCTGCCGGGCGTATTGGGTTTACAAGTCCGATCCCCGCGAGCAGCTGTCATGGCTCAATAGCACCTCTGCGCTCAAGCGGATCTCGGCTGACAACGTCTTGCACCTGGCCCAAATGGACCGCATCGGCCAGGCCCGGGGTATCTCGGAATTTGCCAGCGTCATCACGCGGGGCGAGGACTTGAAGGAATACGAGGAGTCCGAGCGGATTGCGGCGAAAGTGGCTGCATCGATGACCGCCTACGTCAAGCGCCTAGCCTCGACCGAGACGGGCTATACCGGCGAAGGCCTTGAAAAGGACGAGAACGGCCATGTCAAGCCGCGTGACCTGTATATGGAGCCGGGCATGATCATCGATGACCTGGTCGCTGGCGAGGAGATCGGCATGATCAACAGCAACCGGCCCAATCCGAACCTGATCGGCTGGCGCGCCGGCCAGTTGCGGGCGTTCGCCGCTGGCATCGGCACCAGCTACTCCAGCCTGAGCCGCGACTACAACGGCACCTATAGCGCCCAGCGCCAGGAGCTGGTCGAGCAGTGGGTGAATTATTCGGTGCTGGCGGACGATTTTGCCGCTGCATTTGTCCAGCCGGCCTACGATCAATTTGTTATTGCGGCGCACCTGAGCGGGGTGGTGCCCATACCGCTTGATGTGAAGCCGGGCACTGAAAACGATTGCCTGCTGGTCGGCCAGTCGATGCCCTGGATCAACCCGATGCATGAGGCCGCAGCATGGGAAAAACTGGTGCAGGCCGGCTTTGCCAGTGAGGTCGAGGTGATCCGCAAGCGCGGCGCCAATCCGAACGATGTGCTGGAGCAGATTGCAGCTTTCAGGGATTCTGCAAAAGAGAAGAATCTCGCCTTCAGTTCCAACGCGGCCACGAAACAAACCACTGTCTCGGTGTCTGCCGTGCCGACCGAGCTGCAGCAGGAGGCCGCAGACAACGCGCAGGGCAAAAACGACAAAACAGCGGACTAGCTGCAAATAGTCCGGTTTCTCCCCTAAAAACCGGACGGACTTAATTTGACACTGACAAGCATCTGTCCCGATGCAACTCTTTTTGAGGTCAATGTCACATGAGTAAAAAAGCAACTGCCTGGTATGCCATTCGTCGCAAGACGGCCATGGCTGCTGCCGTGCTCGGCGTGGTGGCCGCAGCCGAGATCTACATCTACGGCGACATCGGCGAGTCCTGGTACGAGGAAACCGTATCGGCTGCCACGTTCGTCAAGGAGCTGAACGATATCGACGCCACGGCCATCACCGTGCGCATCAACAGCATCGGCGGCTCGGTGCCCGATGGCCTGGCGATCTACAACGCGCTGCGCCGCCACAAGGCCGAAGTCACCATTGAGATCGACGGCATGGCGCTGTCGGTTGCCAGCCTGATCGCCATGGCCGGCGACAAAGTGAATATGGCCAACAACGCCATGCTCATGATCCATGGCCCCTGGTCCTATGTTTCTGGCAACAGCGTCGAGCTGCGCGACATGGCCGACCAGCTCGACACCTGGGCCGCTGCCATGTCCAACAGCTACGCGGCCCGCACCGGCGACCAGCCGGCGATGCTGGCTTTGCTCACCGATGGCAAGGACCACTTCTACACCGCCGAGCAGGCGCTCGCCGAGAAGTTTGTCGATGCCATCACCGACCCGATGCCCGTGTCCGCTTCTGCTGCGCGGGATCTTCCCCTTAACCGTTACCGCTCACTGCCTGCAGCTTTGCAGACAGCGAGCACTCTCGCGGCTGCCGCCGCACCATCCCAGGAGCCTTTAATGACAACCCCCAACTCGGCGGCTACCCAACCCCCCGCCGCCCCCGCCGCCTCCGCCGCCTCCGCCATTCTGGCTGCAGACAACGCCCGTCGCGGCCAGATCCGCGCCAGCTTTGGCAAGTTTTCCAGCCGTGAGGGCGTCGCGGCATTGCAGGCCCAGTGCGAAGACGACCACGCTTGCACGCCAGAAGCCGCAGGCCTGAAGCTCCTCGACATCCTGGGCAAGGACAAGACCAGCGTCAACGGCCTGAATATCGTCACGCTCGAAGATGAAACCGACAAGGCGCGCAAGGGCACGACCGAGGCGCTGCTGGCCCGCGCCGGCGTGGTCAAGGCCGAGGGTTCCAATCCCTTTCGCGGCTTCACGCTGAGCGAGCTGGCTCGCGCCAGCTTGACCCGCGCCGGCTACCGCTCGGAAGGCCAGGACAAAAAGACCTTTATCGGCGCGGCCTTCACGCACAGCTCCAGCGACTTTGGCAGCATTCTGGCGAACGTGGCCGAGAAATCCATGCTCAAGGGCTACGAGGAAGCCGCCGAGACGTTCCAGCTCTGGACCCGTGCCGGCGAGCTGCCCGACTTCAAGCCCGGCAAGCGCGTGGATCTCAATGCGTTCCCGAGCCTGCGCAAGGTCGCTGAAGGCGCCGAGTACAAATACGCCACGATCGGCGATCGTGGCGAGACAGTGCTGCTGGCAACCTACGGCGAGCTGTTCTCGATCAACCGCCAGGCCATCATCAATGACGACCTGGACGCCTTCACCCGCATCCCCAAGCTGATGGGGCGCGCTGCCATTCGCACCATCGGCGACCTGGTGTATGCCGTGCTGACGGGTAACCCGATCATGAGCGACGGTGTGGCGCTGTTCGATGCAGCGCATAAGAATCTGCTGGTCGGTGGCGCGATCTCCACCGCAACGGTCGATGCGATGGGCGCGGCCATGGCAAAGCAAAAGAACGGCCCTGCTGTGTTGAACATCGCCATGCAGTACCTGATCGTGCCGCGTGCCTTGAGGGGCACTGCAAATGTCGTGCGCAGCAGCGAGTTCGAGGTGAATGCCGGCAAGAACAGCACCACGCCCAACAGCGTGCGCGACACGTTCGAGGTGATCACTGATGCCCGCCTGGATGAAGCCTCGGCAACGGCCTGGTACGGCGCGGCCAGCGCGACCACCAACGACACCATCGAGGTCAGCTACCTCGACGGCAACCAGGCGCCCGTGCTGGAGCAAAAGGACGGCTGGAACGTGGACGGCACCGAGTTCAAGGTGCGGATCGACGCCGGCGTGTCGCCGCTGGACTTCCGCACCCTGGCGAAAAACCCAGGCTAAGCACTGCCAGACCACCGCCAGGCGCCGCGCCTGGCGGTGCCTCCTTACTCCTTTTTAGAGATTCATCATGAAAAATTACATTCAGCCCGGCAAGGTCATCGATTTTGTTGCAGCCGCTGCCATTGCATCGGGCCAGGTGGTGCGCGTCGGCCAGATCCTGGGCGTGTCGGTGTCCGATGTCGCCATTGGTGAAACCGGCCAGGCGCATATCGAGGGCGTGTTTGCCGTGCCCAAGGTTTCCGGTGCCGTGATCGCCAGAGGCGAGTCCTTGAGCTGGGATGCCTCTGCCGCCGCCTTTGATGACAACGCGGCAGTGCCTGCCTCTGGCGATGTCCAGGGGGCGCCAGCTGTTGCATTCGAGGCGGCTGGCAATGGCGTGCTGACCATTGCCGTGCGCTTTACCGGCGTGCCCGGCACGGTCACCGCTTAATCCGTGCAGGCGCCTGCACAAGAACTGCACAGACCACTATGAGCCTCGCACCATTTGCCGCCCTGCAAGCACGCGCTAACCGCGCTGTGCTCTCGCGCCTGTCCAATGCCACGGCCAGCTACCTGGGCGGCCAGCCGTTCGGTGTGCTTTTTGAGCGCACCCCGACTGAGCCGTTCGGCGAAGTGCTCGATGCGTCTGCACGTACCTGCTCGCTGGACCTGGCTCTGGTGCCTGGCATTGCAGCAGGCGGCATCCTCGTCATCAACGGCACAAATTACCGCGTGAGCGGTGGCGTTGAGCCTGACGAAACCGGCTGGGTGCGGCTGCAAGTATTCCCGGAGGCTTGAATGCTCGCCCTCGAACCCATCCTTAAAACCCGCCTGCAGGCACTTATCGCCCTGACCGGCTGGGCCGTGCGCACCGGCAGCGAACTGAGCGACCGGCGCATCGTACCGGCAGCGGACGTGCGCTGCAGCGGCGCGCATGTCACCGACAGCGCAACGACTGCCGTCACGCTCGACCCGGCCTGGACCGTCACCCTGGTCGTGCCTCGAAGCGACCAGGCAGCCGGGCAGCTCGATACAGCGCTGACGGCCGTCATCGGCAGCCTGCACAACTGGTGCCCGGGCCAGCAGGGCAGCCGGCTGTGGCGCCGCATGGCTCTGCAGACGGTGCGCGAGCCCGAGTTCGTGACCGAGGGGCAGGCCGCCCTGGAACTCGTATTTACCAGCAGCACCGTGTACCACGGCCAGGTGCTGACCCGCTGACCCCTTCATCTATCCATCAGGAATCACTCACATGTCCATCATCAAGCAAATCTACAAGCCGTCCATGACCGTGGGCCAGGTGTACGCCAAGATCTTCGGCAGCAATGCGCTGCCCCTGCCCATCGGCAACGTGCTGGAGCTGGGCATCGAGCACGACGAGGATGTCAAGAAGCAGGACGACATGACCGCGCTGGGCGGCGGCACCCATGCCGAGGTGCGCCGCATCAAGGAGGCCAAGGTCACGATGAAGCTGGCCGACCTGAACGTCGTCAACATGAGCCGCGCCATCTTTGGCCTGGCAAGCGAAAAGCAGGCAGGCGTCGTCGTGGCCGAGCCGCACGTTGCCACGCTCGGCGGCCTGGTGCGCCTGGCGCATATCCAGCCCACTGCCGTCACGCTCAAGAAAGGCGCCAATGCCGGCGCTGCCACGGAAGTGCTTGCGCCTGGAAACTTTGAGGTGCGTCCTGAAGGCATCTTTATCAATGCCGAGGCTGCAGGCCTGGACGATGACGAGCTGCTGTGGATCGACTACACCTACGGCGCCTATGCCGTGATCGAGGCCATGACCACCAAGGCGGTCGAGCTGGCCCTGACCTTTGGCGGCTTGAATGAAGCCGATGGCGGCAAGCCGGTGGTCGTTGACATCTACCGCGCCAGCCAAGGCATCACCAAAAAGCTCGCGCTGATCAATAAGGACTTCGGCGCGCTCGATGTCGAGGGCTCGATCCTGCTGGACGCCACCAAGACCGGCGTGGGCATCAGCCGCTACTACAAAGTCAGCATGGCCTAACCGGCCTGGCTTAAAGCCTTCCCCATGGATTTACCGCTGCGGCCTTAACCCGCCGCAGCGGCTTCAAGTGTTGCTGCCAAAACGGCACCAGCTGAAGCCGCTGCATTGCCTGCCAACCCGATTCACCCTGTCCGAGAACCTTCAAACGTGGCCTTTAAACCCATCGAGATCCTGATCAACGCCAAGGACAATGCCTCCTCGGTGTTCGACAGCCTGCGCGCCAAGGTGGCGACGGTAGGCCTGGCGATCCTGAGTTACTTTGGCGTGCAGGCCTTTGCCGGCGTGGTCAAGGGCGCGGGGGATTTTGAAGAAGCCATGAGCCGCGTGAAGTCGGCCACCGGCGCCAGCACGACCGAGATGCAGGCCCTGCGCAAGGCCGCCGAGGACGCCGGCGCCAATACCAAATTCACCGGCACCGAGGCCGCTGGCGCGCTGGAAAACCTCGCCAAGGCGGGCCTCAGTGCCAAGGACGCCATTGCCGCGCTGCCCGCCGTGCTGGAGCTGGCGCAGGCGGGCGACATCGGCCTGGGCGAAGCCAGCGAGTTTGTCACCAAGGCCGTGATGGGCCTGGGCCTGGCGTTCACCGACGCGGGTCGCGTGGCGAACGTGCTGGCCCTGGGCGCGAATGCCACCAACACCAGCGTCACCGGCCTGGCGCAGGCGCTCTCCTATGCCGCGCCGGTCGCGCAAAGCCTGGGCTTGTCGCTGGAAAGCACCGTCGCCATCATCGGCAAGTTCGCCGACGCCGGCATCGATGCCTCGCGCGCCGGCACGGCCCTGAACAGCATCCTGAGCCAGTTCGGCGACCCGGCCAGCAAGTTCCGCCAGGAACTGGCCGCCAGCGGCATCACAACGAATAAATTCGAGGATGCGCTGCACCAGCTCGCCAAGGCCGGCCCGAGCGGCGCCAAGGCGATCAACGCGGTGGGCACCGAGGCCGGCCCGGCGCTGCGCGCCTTGCTCAACCAGGGCATGCCGGCGCTCGATGCGCTGACGGCCAAGCTGAAAAATGCCGAGGGCGCCGCTGCCGCTGCGGCCAAGGTCATGCAGGACAACCTGAACGGCTCCTTGAATGGCCTGTCCAGCGCCTGGGACACGCTCAAGATTGCGCTGGGCACGCCGGTGCTGCCGGTGCTCAAGGATGGCGTGGACCAGCTGGCCGGCGCGCTCAAGGCGGCGGTCAGCGATGGCACGGTCGCTCGCTTTGGCGAGGCCATTGCAACTGCTTTTCAAAACGGCATCAAGTGGGTGCGCGAGTTTGCCGCGCAGGTCGATTTCAAGCAGGTCACCGCTGATCTTCGCGCCTTTGCCGACCGCACGGGCGAGATCTTCACCCAGGTCGGCCAGTACGCCAGCACGGCGGGCAATACCGTGCAGCTCGCCTATGGCGTCATGTCGGCGGGAACCAACACCGTGCTGGGCAGCATTTACGCGCTGGGCAGCGGGTTTGCCACGATTGCGGCCGGCATCCAGTCGGGCCTGGCTGCGCTGTACGAGGCTTCCAGCAAGGTCACTTTCGGCGCGGTGTCGCAGCAGTACAAGGCGATTGCCGCCGAGATCCGGGAGTCGTCCAACGCCACGGCCGCTGCCGCGCAGGCGCTGAGCGACAAGTCCCGCGCCGCGTTCCTGGACGTGGCCGATGGCGCTGGCCTGGCGCGCGACGGCTTCACGGGCCTTGCCAGTGCGGCGACAGGTGCCAAGCCTGCCATTACCGCCGCTGCGGTGGCGGTGGATGATATGGGCGCCAAGCTCGAAGCCACCCGCCAGAAAAGCCAGACCGCGCAAAAGGCCACTGAAGACAAGAAGACTGCCGACGAAGCCGCAACCACCGCGCTGCGCCAGCTCAGGGACGAATACGCCGCCTTGGTCGCAAACGGCGACCTGCAGGCCGCCGCCGAGAAGATCAAGGACATCAACAAGGCCCTGCAGGCTACGCCGGCGGCGGCGAAGGACTCGGCCAAGGCTGCGCAGGACGCGGCCAAGCTGACAGCCGAAGCCTTCGAGGCGCTGGGCATTTCCAGCCAGGCCAGCCTGAAGCTGGTCGCCGGCTCGGCAAAGGTCTATTACGACCGCATCAAGGCCGATGGCACCTCGACGGCCGTTGACATTGCGAACGCCTTCAAGGCCTATGCCGAAAAAGCCATTGCCGCCAACAACGGCGTGGCGACCGAGGCGATCAAGACCGAGGCCGCCATGCGCGGCCTGGAGGTGCAAACCGACAGCGCCGGCAAGTCGATCGTCAAGGCCATGGGCGAGGGCCAGGCCGCCGCTGCCAAGCTGGGCGAGCAGTTCCGCATGACCGCCGAGCAGGTCAAGGCGAACGAAGACGCCATGGACCGGCTGAACATGAAATACACCCTGTCGGCCAACTACACCGAGCGCCAGCTCAGCTTGCTGGAAAAGGAGAACGCCCTGGTCGAGCGGCGCAATGCCCTGGAGCGCGAGCGCCTGAACATCGACAAGGAAGGCTACAGCCTGAACACCGCCGGCCAGCGCGTGAACGTGGCGGTCGAGAGCGCGGCGAGCATTTACCAGCGGGCCAAGGATTCGGGCCTGACCGATGCGCAGGCGCTCAAGCTGTCGAAAGACACGCCGCTGCCGTACAACGGCCCCGGGGTCAAGGTCGCTTCGTCCCTGGATGACGGCTCGAACTGGAGCACCAAGCTGCAAAAGGAGATCGACCGGCTCGCGCTGATCAACGCGGCCAATTCCACCAGCACCGCCCAGACCAAGACCTACCGGGTCGAGTGGATCGTTAACGGCCAGGCCACAGATTTCGAGATGGCCAGCGACGCCGACGCGCAAAAGCTCATCGCCGCCCTGAAAAACGCCCAGCTCAGCGCCAGCTGACCACCCACTGAACGCCCACCATGTCCATCCTCCTGACCTACCTCGGCACCACCGCCGCGCTCACCGACCGCCTGCAGTGGAGCGACGAATACGAATGGAGCCCGGTCGAGCAGAGCACCGAATACAGCACCGAGGGCGTGCTCCTGGTGGATGTCGCGCTCAAGCAGGCCGGCCGCCCGATCACCCTGGACGGCACCCAGACCGAGGCCTGGATCACCCGCGCCGCGTGCGACACGCTGCAGGCCTGGGCCGCGCTGCCGGGCATCACCTTGACGCTGACCGTGCGCGGCGTGGCTAGAGCCGTCATGTTCGACCACGCCAAAAAGGGCTTCGAGGCCACCCCGATCTGGAAGCTCCTCGACGGCGAAGTCACGCCCGAGCTGCTTTATTTGCCCACCTTTCGATTCCTGGAGATCTGACACCCCATGCCCATCCTCACCGAAGACATCAAGCTGCTCGAATCCGCCGTCATGGCCGACGTGCCCGAGGGCGGCGGCGCCATGACCGGCATCGAAGTGCTTGACGCCGTCAGCAACAACCTGTTTCCCGACTCCTCCACCGTGGACCGGGCCATCGGCCGCTTCAGGGCGCGCAAGCTCTACGGCGTGGGGCACACCGACGACACGGACCTGATGCTCGGCGCGCATGTCCTCATCACCGATGCGCCCAATGACCCGCTGGTCCATTGCGCCCTGGTGCAGACGCCCGGCTGGTCGGACACCCGCGCCGACCTGGTCGAGAAAGTCGAGCGCTACCTGGTCAAAGGCCCGCGAGTGAACTACCGCCTGTGGGGCACCCATTACGCGGGTGGCCTGCAAATACGGCTGGTGAGCCTGGTGGGCGGCAACGCGCCGTCTGGCGGGGATTGCATTGTGCTGACCAATCCGAACGGCGATGAGCAGTACCTGCGCATCCTCAAAACAGCCATCAGCACGGAAACCATCGCAGTCATCGAGGGCAGCGGTACGGTGCTGCTCCAAGCCACCGTGGTGCTGTGCGACATCGGCAACGAACTCGATTACGACTTTCTCGGGCCACCCGCGCAGCGCGTCGGCCTTGTCGAGGCCGACTGGGCGCAGTTGTACCAGACCAATGTGTCGGGCGGCGCCAAGTTCTACGGCATCAAGCCGCTCGCCGTGGCGGGAGAGCCCGGCGACTATTCCGTGCTCACCACAGGCGGCATCTACACCCCCGTGGTGCCCGCCGCGACGGTCGAGAGCCCGATCATCGACCAGTACCCGCTCACGGTGCGCCAGTCGTTGTCCCGCACGGCGCAAGCGGCGGTCAGCCTGCCTGCAGTGGTGCTGTCGCTGGCGCCAGGCACCCAGCTCAAGCTGCCGACCGCCTGCGAGCCCGGCAGCTTGAGCCTCACCCACGGGGCCACCGTGTTTCTTGACGACGGCGAAGGCAATCTCAAGCAGGGCGCACTGGTGGTCGGCACGGTTAACTACCGGGGCAAGGAAATTGCCATGCTGCCCGGTGCGCCCAACTACGGCAGCGCCTCCAACACGGTCACCTACCGGCCCGCGACACTGGCCGGCGCGCCCACCCACAGCGACAGCTTGACCGTTACCCTGGCGAATCAGGGCAGGGCTTTTGTCTTTGCGTTCGAGCCGCCACCGGCTCCGGGCACCTTGGCCCTGAGCTTCATGGCGCAGGAGCGTTGGTATGACCTGGCCGACAACGGCAACGGCAAGCTGTCGGGCGCGGACAGCAGCCATGGCGTGGGCACCATCAACTACCTGACCGGCTCCGTCGGCGTGACGCTGGGCGCCATCCCGGATGTGGGCAGCCAGATCATCCAGCAGTGGGGCGATGCGGCCAGTGCCGTGCCCGCCGCTGCCTTGCCGCCCCGCATGACGGGTGTGCTCGGCATCGACATCCGCGCAAAAATCGACACACTGGCCCTGAGCTGGTCGCGCGGGGGCGTGAATTACGCCGCTGTCTGCTCGGCAGCCGGGGTGATCAGCGGGGATGCGACCGGCAAGGTTGGCACCTACGACTACGCCACCGGAGAATTGCCCCTTAATTTCGAGCCCGCCGTCCTGCCTGATGGGGAGGTGACCGTCGATTTTGACCGGCTGGCCGTCACCTCGTCCGGTGTGACCAACAACGGCGGCGGCAGCTACACCCTGGAGCAGGTGCCGGTCACGCCCGGCAGCGTTCACTTCACGGTGGCCGTGATCCCCGAGGCGGGATTCCAGCTGCCGGCCAGCATCAATGTGACCGACGACGGCGCGGGCGTGCTGACCAGCAGCCACCCCCAGTCGCTGGGGGCCGTGGTGGGATCGGTCAACTACACCACGGGCGCCGTGTCCGTCGGCAGCAATATTTCATCGGGCGTCAATGAGCAGGTGGTGGAAATCTATCCGGCAACGGGCACCGGCAACACCCTGTACTACGACGTGCAGGTGTTCCGGGCTGCGCACACCACGAACCTGCAGAACCTTGCTGTGGGCTGGATGCAGCATTCGGGCGGAACCACCGTTTCACAGACGCTGGCGGTGGCGCCCGCATGGCAGCTCACCGTCCCGGTCAGCGCCGGGCTGCAACTCAAGACGGATGGGGTGATTTTCAGCTGCGGCGGCGACCTCTACCACGCCAGCGGCGGCACGCTCAGGAAAGGCTGGAGCATCGACACCGGGGCGCCGTCCGTGGAGTCCGCTGGCGCCGTGACAAGCGGCGGCCTGGTCACGGTCAGCAGCCTGCCTGGCAGCGGCATCAATGCGCTGGTGTGGAGCAATGCGGCTTTGGACGCGACGGCTGGCGCGTCGGTCGGGCAAGGCGTGTTCCGCACGGCCAGCGCACCCCTCAAGGCAGGCGTGATGCAGCTGCAGGCTGGCGCCCTGGTGGGTAGTGCGAACGAAGCGGGCGTGATCTCCGGCGACGGCTGGACGGGCGCCGTCGATTTCCAGCGCGGCATTGTCAGGTGGAGCCGCGCATCAACATTCGCACCAGGGCCGATCCCGTGGGACAACTGGACGGCCGCGTCCCCGGTTGCCGCCAGCGCATTGAGCTACAACGCCGTCTTCATGCAGTACCTGCCGCTCGACCGGGAGTTGCTGGGCATCGACACCGTGCGCCTGCCGCTCGACGGCCGGGTGCGCATCTACCGCCCCGCCGACATCCTGGTCGTGCACAACACCTTGACCACGCAGCTTCCCAATCCGCTGGTCAAGGGAACGGCCTATGACCTCGGGCGCGAGCGCATCGCCTCGGTGCGGGTCAAGGACGTTCTGGGCGTACTGGTGCCCAGCAGCCTGTATGTCTCCGATCTCAACCCTGGATTCATCACTTTCCCGGTGGAATCAAACCTCACGCCGTACTCGCATCCCTTCACCGTGGAGGACCGCATCGAGGACGTGGTGGTGTGCAGGCAGGCCGACATCTCCGGCAAGCTCGACCTGCTGAGCAGCCTGACGCATGACTTTCCTGCGGACACGTCTTTTGTCTCCAGCGCCCTGGCATTCGGCGACCTGTTTGCCCGCGCCCACGGCGACTTCGGGCAGGGCACCTGGACGGGCGCATGGAGCGATGCGCTCATTGGCGCAGCGCCGCCGCTGGCCAAGTTCAGTGCCGGCCAGTACCCCATCACCACGACCAACCGGGGCGCCATCACGGAGCGCTGGGCCTTGATTTTCACCAGCAACACGGCGTTCAAGGTCGTTGGCGAATCGGTCGGCGACCTGGGCGTGTTCCCCATGGTGAATGACTGCGCCCCGGTCAATCCAGCCACGGGCGCGCCGTACTTCACGCTGCCTGCGCTGGGCTGGGGCGGTGGCTGGGCGGCGGGCAACGTGCTGCGCTTTGACACCGCCGCCTGCGGCGCGCCGTTCTGGGTGGTCCAGACGATCCTGCAGGGGCCGGCGTCCCTGGACAGCGATGTGTTTTTACTGGCGTTCCGCACCGATGTGGACCGGCCTTAATTTTTTATCCAGGAGATTGAATCCATGACATCAGTAGTCGATACATCCGTCAAACATTTTCACAGCGCCATGGCCGGTGCGCCTGTTCTCAATGGCGTGGCTGGCGCCCTGGCAGCGCTGCTCGACGCCAGCCTCATCAATGGCTTTGATGTGAAGGCGGCCACCTCGCTGGTCGTGGCCTCGGGCGTGGCAACCTTGTCGTTCTCGGGCACGCACAGCGCTACTGTGGACAGCGTCGTGCTGGTCACGGGCAGCTCCATTGCCGCGCTCAATGGCGAGCAGAAAGTAACGGCCATCGGCGCTGGCGTGGTGCGGTTCGCGACGGCTGCGGCTGATGGTGCGGCGACCGGCACGATCAGTTTCAAGATGGCCCCTGCCGGATGGACCAGCCCGTTCACGGGGACCAACCTGCGGACCTACAAAAGCACTGATCCCGCCAGCACGGGGATGATTCTCCGGCTCGACGACACCGGCACGACCACGGCCCGCGTGGTCGGCTACGAAACGATGAGCGACATCAACACAGGCACCGGCCCCTTCCCGACAGCGGCGCAAATGTCGGGCGGTGGGCACTGGAACAAAAGCTCGGCGGCGTCAGCCACTGCCGTGAGCTGGGTGCTGGTGGCGGACGGGCGAAAGTTCATTATTTTCGTTGCTGGGTATAGCGCATCCAACGCCGCACAGCTTGGCGGGCTGACACGCGGTTTTGGCGACGACATCGCGTTGCGCCCCGGCGGCGACCCTTACGCATGCAGCCTGTCCTATGCGGTATCGACCGGCTACAACGTCATCGAAGGATGCCTCGACTATGTGAGTGCCTACCAGCACGCGATGCCGCGCAGTTACACGGGGCTCGGGGCATGCATCCTGCACGGCCTCAGTCCCTACACCGGCAGTGGCAATTATTTGTCGGGTCAGGATACGTTCTTTGGCAATTTTCCAAGTGCTGTAGATGGCGGTCTGCGTCTGTGCCGCAAGTTCTTTTGCACGACTATCAACTCCACGCCGCCACGCTCTGATCTGCCGGGCCTGTACCACGTGCCCGTGGGACAAACCTCCGGTTCTTTTGCATTGCGCGACATTGTTCCCGGCACGGGAGCGCTTGCGGGGCGAAAGCTGCTGGCGCTGCGCCCGACGAATTCCCCCTCGTCAGGCGGCAACTCCGATGGCCTGTCGCTGGTGGACATTACCGGCCCGTGGAGATAACGCATGGCCGACACGTTTTTGTCAGACGCAGTGGTCGTCATCGGCGTGGGACCGGCCATGACGTATGGGACTCCCGCGTTGCTGCAGCCCGTTTACCTCAGCGTCGAATCCGGGGCCGTCAAGGATTACGTCACGGGCATGCTGGGCAAGGGCATTGGCCGTGTCCGGGGCGATACCGTCAAGTCCGAGAGCGGAGCCGAAATCATCGTCTCGTGCAAGTGCCGCCTGATCCGCGAGAAGGATGGCCTGCAGGTGCGCGAACTGTTGAGCGATCCGGTCACGGGCATCTATGACTTCATGTATGTCGATGAACTGCAGCTGTACACCGTGCTCGCCTATGACCACACGGGCGCTTTTCGCGCCGTGGTGGCCGACGGCCAGGTCCCGGAGCTGATGCCATGACGACGCCTTTATCCCTGATTGCCCGCAAGGGCCAGATGGCAGGGCTGCGCGCCGCGCTGGACGCGGGCGGGGGCAAGGCGCTGTTCTACATCAATGCGCCTCCGGCCACCCCGGACGACGCCACGGCCGAGACGCTGCTGGGGAGCATCAACCTGGCCACGCCCTCGGGCGCGCTGGGCGACGCCTCCGGGCTGGCGACGCTGACATTGACCGTGCCGCAGATCACCAACGCACTTGCCTCGGGAATCATCGGCTGGGTCCGGCTGGCCGACGGGGCCGGCCACGGCTTCATGGACCTGCCCGCAGGGCTGGCCGGCTCGGGCCTGCCCGTCATCCTCAATGCCCTGCAGGTGTACACGGGCGGGGAAATCCAGCTGCTGGCCTGCCTGATCGCCGCCTGACGCCGTGGCCGAACACCTCGTCTTTGCCCGCGCGCCCATCGGGGGGTCGCCCGCCCACCTGGTCTTCGGGGAAGACCTGGTGGTCGTGCTCCCGCCTGTCACCGCGGAGATCGCCGCCACCTTGTCCGGCGCGGTCAGCGTCACCGCGCTGGCCGCCGTTGCCGTGCGGGCGCAGGTCACCGCGCTGCTGTCGGGGACGGTCACGGTCTCGGCCGCAGCGCTCTACGACAACCGGGTCACGCCCTGGCTGGACCGGCGGATCGCCGCCCCGCACCAGGTGGCCGTCCCCACCCGGAAAGAGCAGGAGAGCGGCTGGCGCACCAGCTTGCCGCAGCGCCACGTCTCGGCCATGCCGTGGCGGCTGGCTGCGCGCTCTGGCACGCTGCTGAGCCCTGCGCTCCAGGCGGCCGTGCCCGTTGCCGTGCTGCGGGACAGCCGTTGGGGCCTGGCCCTGGGCGCAAGGCGGGACTTTTGCGCCTCCTTGCAAAGCGGCCTGGCGCATTCGGTGGCGCTGGCTGCAAAGGCCGAACTGGCACGCCAGCAAGTGCGGGGTCTGGTTTCCATTTTCCAGACCGGCGTTTTCCACTCGCACGACCACCAGGACCGGTGGCAGACGGCGGCTTTCAGGGAAATCCAAAAGGTGGCGCGCTTCAAGGCCAGCCGGTATCTGTCATCGGCCACCAAGGCTATCCCCTGGCAGGTGGCCGGCGCGGCGCGCAACGGCCGCTCAAGCCTGCCCGTGGTGGTGCCGCCCATCATTTACCCGCGCGACGGGCACCTGGTGTTTGAATGCCCGCCCTTGCCGGCGTATCTCGCGCACCTGGTGTTCGGCGCCCGGGCGTGCTACCTGCCGCCCCGTGCCCATGTCGTCGTTCCCTTCTTGAGGACTTATGTGACCATCAATTCCATTACCCTGCGCCGCGTGAGCGACGGCCTCCCCATCACCGCCTACGGTTTCGGCATGTCGCTCGACTGGACATCGTGGACCTGGTCCTGGAGCGCATCCATCCCTGCGCACCAGTTGCCGCTGGTGCGGCCGGGCATCAGCGGCGACCCCCTCGAGATCGAGGTGCTGGTCAACGGCATCCCGTACCGCCTGTGCGCCGAGGGCCTGGACCGGCAGCGGACTTTTGCCAAGGGCCGCGTCGGCATCAAGGGGCGCGGCACGGCCGCCATCCTGGACGAGCCCTATGCGCCTGTGCTCAATTTCGGAAATGCCGAGGCCCGCACCGCGCAGCAGCTCATGAGCGACGCGCTCACCATCAATGGCGTGGGCATCGGCTGGGACGTGGACTGGGGCCTGGCCGACTGGCTCGTGCCGGGCAACGCATGGACACACCAGGGCGCCTACATCGGCGCCATCCTCGACATTGCGGGTGCTGCGGGTGGCTATGTGCAGCCGCACGCTACCGAGCAAACCCTGCGCATCCTGCCCCAGTACCCCGAGGCACCCTGGAACTGGGCCGGCGTCACCCCCGACTTTGAGCTGCCCGGCATTGCCACGGTCGAGGGCATCGACTGGCGGCGCAAGGCCGCTTACAACCGCATTTTCGTGTCGGGCATCGGCGCGGGTGTCCTGGGCCAGGTCACCCGCAGCGGCACTGCGGGCGACAGCGTCGCGCCCATGGTGACCCACTCCCTGATCACCCATGCAATTGCCGCCCGCCAGCGCGGCCTGGCTGAACTGTCTGACACCGGCAAGCAGGCCCACGTCAGCCTCAAGCTGCCCGTGCTGGAGGAGACCGGGCTGATCCTGCCCGGCAAGTTCGTGCGCTACCTGAGCGGCTCCGAGACGCACCTGGGGCTCACGCGCAGCATTTCGCTGGACTGGTCGCGGCCGGTGCTGCGGCAAACCATCTCTGTCGAAACCTATGAGGCCACCCCATGAGTAATATTTTTCGCGCCTTCCTGGAGCTGCTGCCGGCGCGGCCGCTGCAGGTCGGCACCGTGCTGTCCGTCGCGGACGGCATCGCCCGGGTCGAGCTGCCGGGCGGCGGAATCCTTCAGGCGCGTGGCCAGGCGACAAGCGGGCAGCGTGTGTTTGTGCGCGATGGGCTGGTCGAGGGCGCTGCGCCCGACTTGCCTGTCGTGATGATTGAAATCTAGGGAAAACCAATGAACCATAACGACATCAGCATGCCCTTCGTCAAGGCGTCCAGCGCGATAGCCGCTGCCGTGGCCGCAAAAGCCGAGGTAGTCGAGCAGCTCGCCACCTCGGCAACGGCGCACTCCAGCTACCACACCTGGGCGGCGGTCAATGCCATTCCCTGGGGAACCATCGCCTCGATTGCCGCAGCGCTCTACTCGCTGCTCTTGATCGCTGAGTGGTTCTGGAAAAAGCTCTGGCGGCCATTCTTTGAGAGTCGCGGCTGGCTGCCAAAGACGCGCCGCCGGGTCATCACGGTCGAGGAGTACGAGGCTGGCAACACGGACCGGGCGCCGCTATGAGCCAAAAATCACGCACCATCGTTGCGGCCTTGAGCCTGAGCGCGGCGGCGTTCGTGGGCATCCTGCAGCGTGAGGATTATCGGGAGCAGGCCTATCCTGACCCGACCTATGGCTGGAAAGTGCCGACTGCCGGGTTCGGCACGACCGAAGGCATCAAGCAGGGCGACTCGCTCAAGGTGGTCCCAGCGATTCAGCGGGCGCTTTCCGATGCGAGCAAGTTCGAGGGCGCATTGAAGCGCTGCGTCAGCGTGCCATTGCATCAAGCCGAGTACGACCTCTACGTCAATCTCAGCTACAACATCGGCTCGACGGGGTTCTGTGGCTCGACCATCGTGCGGCGCTTGAACAGCCTGGACTATGCCGGCGCCTGCGATGCCATTTTGATGTGGAACAAGTCTAATGGGCAGGACTGTTCGGCGCCTGGAAACCGGAGTTGTTCGGGCCTCTGGAAAGATCGCTTGAAAACGCATGCGGCTTGCATGGCAGCCCAATGATGAGCGCGTCCACCAAGACCATCGCAGCCCTGGTTGGCGTGCTGGCGCTGCTGCTGTCAATCCTGGGCTTTGGCTACGGGCCGTGGGCCACCCATCAGCAAGCCATTGGCGAGCAGCGCGCCACCACGGCCTACAACCTAGCCATCGACCGGCAAAAGCGAGAGGCCGGCGAACTGCTGGCTATCGAAGCCGCCAAGGCCAATGCCGCCACGACGGCGCTGGCCGATTTCAAAACCGAACGGGAGAAGCACGATGTTGAAAACAAAAGCGCTATTGCTACTCTGGCTGCTCGCCTGCGCACTGCTGCCGGTCCTGCTGGCCGGCTGCGCGACCCGAACGCCGCTGCAGGATGTGGGGGCGGTGGTGCTGGCGCCCCGGGCGCAGATCCCGCCCGTGTCAGCAGTGGTGCAGATGACGCTGCCCAGGCCGGCGGGCTATTTTCAGCAGGAGCTACTGAGCTATTCCAGCGGCTTACCCGCGAGGCCGACGACATCAACGTCGCCTATGCCTCCTGCCGGACTGACAGCCTCACCGTGCGCGAGGTGCTGAAATGA